CGAACCTGCACCGGACGGGCCAACCTCAGCCTCAATCACGCCATCGCCGCCGAACCCGTGAACCTTGATGTCATAACTGATCGTCCGGGCAAGCTGCTTGAAGTGCCGTGACGCTTGAGCGTCCTTACGCATGATGTTCTTCGTGTTCAGCGCAGACTTAGCAACCACGCCGCGCATCTTCGGGACCATCGCAGCCGGAATAGCACGAAACGCCGCTGCCAGGTTGTCGAGGTCACCAGTGTCCGCGCTCACGTTATCTCCTTCACCGGGATCCGTGCCGCAGTGTCGAAACTATCCGGCGTGAAACCCTCCACCCGGTACTTACGCCCGACCCCAAAAGGGTTCAACACGGAAGCCGTTATGGTGATGACATCGTTGTTGCGAACATCAGCCACCCCCGCAGGGATGTGAACCTGCCGCGAAACCACAATGAACACCGACTCACCAGCCTCCGGGGTGCTCGTCGCAGAATCCTTCGACTGCACCTTACACTTACCCGGATTGCCCGCCGCTATCTGCGCCGCAGTCGGGTAAATTCGAGTCGAAGTGTTCGTGACCGCCCCAGTCTCAGGGTCCGTGGTTGCCGTTCCTGGACGGTCAATCGTGCAAGTGTCGATCATTAGCGCCTCAGCCGCAAACCGTCCACGCTTCAGCGCATCAACCGCGCTCACGAGGAACCCAACCGAATCTCAAACGCCTTAGTGCCCGAAGTCTGCACGCCCAGCCATGACAACTCATCACCAGCGGGGTACAGCTCACCCGTAGACACAGACGAATCAATCGTCCCCGACTCCGTATAGTCATCAACCGAGACGTTGCGGATCCGGTAACCGTCAGGGTTCTTCAATACCCGACGAACCATCCGAACCACGACCAGGCGGACTAACGCCTCATCTAACGAATCCAGCGTCGGCACCAAAGCGCCCAGCAGTACAGCAGACTCAGCTATCAGGCCCTCAGCAGCCGTAACCTCAGCGTCGGTGAGGGGACGCCACCCCGCGGCAACATCATCCGGTGTCACAACAACAGCCATGACGCCCCCTCCCTAACTACTCAGGCTTTACAGCAACACCAGGCGCAACATCCGCGCCCGCTTCGATAAGGCCAAGCTCTTCAAGCCGAGCCACCTCATCATCAGAAACACCCTCCGGGACAGTCGCACCCCGGTACAGGTACTTCACCTTGCCGTCAGAACCCTTGACAATCGCAAGAGCACCAACGACCGTGTAGGACTTCTTAGAGTCCCTAGAATCCCTAGCAGCAGCCATCAGTGGACCTCCTAGATGCCGGTGATGCGGATGGCAGCGTTCGGTTCCGTGATGTACGGAACACAAACAGCACGAGCACGCAGCCGCCACTGGTCATTGTCGTCATCGCGCATCGACTTGGATTCGAGGATCCCGTCAACCTTGTCGTAGTTACCGCCAAGATCCTCAGTGGCGATACCGCCAAGCTGAGCGGAATCCAGAACCCAAGCCCCGGAAGCCGGCAGGTTCGGGGTCCGCATGATCCGCAGACCGGCGATCAGCTCAAAGTTGCCGGTGTAGACGGCGTTCGACTGGGTCTCGCGGGCAATCGCGTTGATAAGCACCTGATCGGAAGCCAACAGCGCCCAAGAAGCGTCGTTGATAATCAGAGTGTCAGCCTCATAGCCCTGGTTCAGCGCTGCGAGGGTCGCCTTGGCGGTCAGGATGTCACGGAGGATCTGAACACCAGACGCAGCAGACCACGCAGCCGCAGCAGCCTGAGTCTGAGTTACCTGAGAAGCGATAGCAGCCAGAGCAACAGTGTCCACGTTCTTAGCCGCGGTGTTGATGAGCTTCAGCAGCGCCTTGTCCACAGCGGACATCGCCTTACGCTTAGCAGCCTCATCAGTGACAAAGGTGTCCTGGCCCCACTTCACAACCTTGGCGAGCTGGGCAGTGCCATCACCAACAGTCGTGATCGGGTACTCGCCACCAGCCGAGACAGCCTCAACGGCTCGGTCAGTGTAAAGGCCCTCGTTCTGATCGAACGAGATAGCGCCACCCGAAACAGTCTCACGGCCAGTCAGGATCGACGTAGCAATGAGGCGCTGCTCAGCGAGGGTCCGCATACGGCGGGCCACAAGGGTGGGCGTGTTCAGGAACCGGGAAACGGTCAGGTAATCGCCGGCAATCGTCGGAGACGCCGGGGGAAATGCGTTAGGCATGGTCTATTCCTTCTCTCAGCGCTCGAACTTAACGCGGACCTTGTTGCCATTAGTGGCAGTGGTCAGAGCGACACCAACGATTGCGCGAGTGTTCGTCACATCCGCAGCAGTCGGCGTAGTGACCGCGGCAAGCGAGGAAACCTGACCCGAAGCGGCAGCGACAACAAGATCGCCAGCGGTCACAGTGCCCGAAGCGGTAAGCTCCTGGACGCCGCCGCTGTAAACGGTCAACGAATCACCGTTGACAGCATCGAACGCGGCAACGCCAACCCAGTTCAGCGCGTTAGCGCCAGCGGTAGCAACAGTGCCGTTACCCGAAACGGCGACAAGCACACCACCAGTAATAGTCGCGGAGGCCGTGGCAACAATCGCGTCACCAGGCGTCCTAATAGGCAGGTATTCAGCCATTGTTATTGGCCCTTTCCATAAATGGATTCAAAGAATTGGTCATCTTCCGAAAGCGCCGAAGTCCTGGCACCCTGCGAGGCGTCCGGGGCCGGCTTCTTCGGTTTGTTCAGATCAGCGAGGATTTCAGCGGCATCCGCCCGCAGTTCTTCCTCAGAGTCGCCCTGAAGGCGTCCCACCCACTTAGCCGGCAACCCCAGTTCAAGGGCGATGTCGGCACGGACCTTAGCGGAGCGCAGTTTTTCGAGTTCACGAGTGGCTTCCTCAGCATCACGCTTAGCCTTCTCAATCTCGGAAAGTTGCGCGTCCTCATGCGCTTTCTTTTCAAGGCGCAGCTTCTCAGCCTCTTTGTTCGCCTTGTTCAGCGCCGCCCGGATCCGCGCAAGTTCAGCGTCCTTATCGGTCTGCTGCTCAGTGCCCGTTTCCGTAGTCGCCTCATCCGTCGCGCCGGATTCAACGCCCTCATCAGCGGTTGTTTCGTCGGTGGTGTTGTCGTCAGCCATCACGGCCTCCTGATCTGATCGTTTCGTTGTTCCTCATCCATCCCGGACAGGAAACCTTGTTGCCCGCTGCGGAATGGTCACGCAGGGAAAATGCGCACGTGGCTGTATCGCGCCCGTAGCTACGACGCGCCCCGGCCTATGCTTACGAATCCGGGGAGTTTTATAGGTTCTGCCCGCAACCTTTCAATCTCGGTAAAGATGAAAAGGTTGCTTGAAGTTGTTCAGTAGCCGAGGATGTGTTTGCGGTACTCGCGTTCAACACGCGCCGCAACCTCCGGGGTCAAGCGGCCACCGGCAGGATTCCTGCCCTGCTTGACCGCCTCCCAATCCAGGCGAGCGGACTGCTCACGCTTCATGGCGGCAGTCATGCCATCCGACCGACTGGAGAACTGCTGCCCACGGATAACGCCGTTTGGGTTCTGACCACCGGGCAGGATGTACCCGTACCGTTCCAACTCCTTCAGAGTCGCCTCACGACTCAAACCTTTGGCATAAATCGCTTCAGGCGTGAGACGTGGACCATTACGCCCGAAATTCCCGCGCCGTGAAGTGCCCTCAGTCGTGATACCCCCCGGCTTCATCCCACGCCGCGAGTTCACAACCTGGAAGATGTCACCACCATCACGAATCGCCTGCGCGCCGGCCTTCGTATACGCCCTATCCTGTTCCTCAGGGGAAAGGCTCCTGAAGTACTCGTAAGGGTCATGGATAAGACCCTCAGACTCAGCAGCAGCCCTGGCTGTGGTCTGAACATGCACACAGTCACACTTAGGATGCCGATCAAATCCCGCATTCCACCGATAAAACCGGCCAGCAAGAATCGAACACCGCGAGCAAGACGGCGGGTTCAACATCCTCACATAACCCGTATTCCGCCGCGTAGCAGTATCAACACCAGCCGCGCCGCGACCAGCATCCGCAACCTGAGTGCGGGTGAGTGTTGTGAGGAACTTCCCGCCCTGCTTCAACGCCTGCTGAGGCTTCATCCCACCAGCAATAAGCGCTTTCACATGCGGAACAGGCCCATACAACAAGCCCTCCAACGAACGCCCATCAGACGCCACACCAGCAAACGCAGACGGATCCACGAAATGCTGCGGGGCCTCATACAAGCCCTGACCCGCGAGAGTCTGAGCGCCGTACGACGCCCCGGCAGCAGCCGCCTTAGTCTGAACCCCGGTAAGAACAGGAACCAGCAACGGAACCTGCGCCGCCCACGAACCAGACAAATCAGACAGCGAAACCTCAGACCACAACTCCGCCGCCGCCAAAACCACAAGCGCCTGCAACCGCTGCATCGCCTTGTAATGCTTCACAGCGGCATCCGGAACCATCGCGGTTACTCCCCGTTCACGGCCCTAGTCAAATTCTCAATATCAGGATTCGACTTCGCACGAGCATCCATCTCCAACATGCGCTTACGCTGCTCGGACGAGTAGCCCAAGTCCTCGCGAGCCTGCTCAACCGGGATAATGCCCGCCTGGACCTTCTTCACAACAGCATCAGCCTGTTGAGCAACAGTCGGAGTCGAAGGATCCCGCCAAACCGTCTCCAAACCAAGCGCTTCCTTATCCCAATCGCCCTTCTGGAACCTCAGGACAAGCCGCTGAACGTCCTCCCACGCCCCGCCAAGGTACGTGTGCTTACGCTCAACACGCTTCACCAACTGAGTCTCAGAAGACCGGATAGCATCAGCCGAAGTGGGATTGTCACCAACGAAACTCAGATAATGCGGAGGCAAAGCGAGCATCTGCGAAGCGATCTGAGCCAACATCTTGATCGTGTTATGGAACACCGCAAGATCAGACTCCTGGAACTGCCCAAACTTAGTTTCTTGGTTCTCAGAAGCCCACAAACGCCCAGCATCCCGCGACCAAACGTTGATCGGCTTACCAGAAGCATCCACAAAATCAGACGCTTTCAAACCAGCCGCCCAACGACGTGGCATGGCATGATACTCACCAGAAACCATCATGTCCGTTGCCATCTTGTTCGCCGCATCAGCAATCGGAATCACATCGATAAACTCAGACACACCATCAGGGCGCATGATCCGCGGCTTATTGACCAGCGGAACAACCGGCACCCTTCCAAGTTCGTGCGCGTCCACCTTGCCGGCAGACTTCCAAGCACCCTCGGAAAACGCAAACGACTGTGTAGAGTCAGGCAAATACAGCGTCGCCCGCTGCACCTTCTCAGCGCCCTCACCCTCAGCCCACCGCTTGATAGCGGTAGTGACCTTGCGGGTACGCGGATCCCGCTCAGCAAATACCTGAAACGGACTCTCCACAGTCACAATCGGGGCATCATCATCCGAATCGCCGCTACCAACAATCACATAAGACCGACTCAGCGCCAGTGAATCAAGATGGCCCTGCTGCGACTGCTCATCCAGCCCATTAGCCTGCCAAATAGCCCACAAATCCTCATCAGACGAATCTCGTCCCCGATACCGGAAACCCTCAACATCCAGACGATTTTCATAAGCCTCAGCACCAAACCGCAGCCAGTTAATAACCAACTGGCTAACGCGGTCACCAATCTCCGCAGCCATAGCCGGGGCCATATACTTCAAAGGCTGTTCACCCTCGAAATACTTATCCACAGCATCTAGCTTCGGGATCTGAGCAGCCAGCGCAGTATCCAGTCGAACAAGGGCATCAGAGACAGCCACTCCTGGCCCTCCATTCGTCTAAGAAACAACCACCCGTCGTCTTTGGGGTGGGGGATGCGGTTGCCAGCCGCTCTTGAAGGCGTCCAGGCGGGCCTGATGGGACATGCCGCCGGCCATAGCAATGTCGATCTTTTTTTCAGAGTCATGACGCTCTTTACGGACAACCCATAAAGGCTTGCCTTCTTCATCAACCATCTTGATTTCGTGCTTTTGCGCATGACCAAGGTGTTTAGTCATGTCCTCATCGCCATTCCCATGAACTTCGCCCGTGAAAATAGCCTTTTGGTACGAGCGGCACATATAAGCCGTGTTCCGCAGGTTGCGAGAGTCGTTATAGAAGAACAGAACGACCTTCGGGCCATACCGTGAAGCCAAATCAGCCAACTGCTCATCCCAACCCTGCGCCGGGTCGCCATACATCCGGACAACCCTGAACCGCGAAAACACGTCATCACACGTGGCAGTGACCTCAACCGGGTCAACAGGGTTGTCCTCATCCGGAACCCACAAACCCAAAGGAACCTGCAAGCCCGTAGCCATCTCCGTAGCAACAAGAGCGGTGGTGTCTTTCCACCTAGAACCATCGAACCCCAGCGAAATCTCTGATCCGTCCGCAATAGACGCGCCACCAGCGGCATGAGACGCCCAGGCCTTCACGTCATACGCCTGAGCCGCAGCCTGAGTCCACCTGTTCAGCCAAACACGCTCCAGATAGGACAAATCGACGCCCGGACGGTCCCACTGCTTAGCGATGCCCCGCAAATCAGACCACTTCGCCACAGACGGCCCCGAAGCCTCACGGATAGCCTCAACACGGTCCTCAAACCGCTCAAGGTCATACTTGATGCCCGTATCGGGGTTATGCGTTCCCGCCTCACGGTGAAAATAGAACAACTCAGGCTCAGGAACCTCGCCACGGGCGATCTTCTCAGCCTCGTCCTTATCCTTCTCCGCCACCGAGCCCTGACCAGGCTCACCCGCAGTAGTCGTACCCAGCGACCACGGATCATCAAGAGGCCGCTTCGGAAGGTTAGCCTCCATCGCCTCATACGCACTCAAGAGCAGCGGAGAGTGCAGCCGGTGCGTTTCGTCGTAATATTGGAACGTAGTACGCGCACCATCGCGAGCGTTCGGAGAACCAGCAAGCGGGACAGCTTTACCATCCGCGCCACGATCACCCAGCCGGATAATCCGCTCAAGACTCGAATCGAACAAGTCAGCGTCCGGCCCCTCAGTACAAACCGTGTACAACACGCCGTAAGCAAGCTCGTGAACCTGCTCCTGAGTAAACGCCAGCATAGGGATATAAGGATCACGCACGGGACGCCCAACAGGGTTACCCCTAGCGTCCCACCCATCAAACCGGACAGGACCCTCCGGATGCAGCTCCGCGAACGAAATCCAGCCGCCAAACTCCGTCTTCGCAGTGCCCTTACGCCACGAAAACCGCACACGCCGGAACCTACGCCGACCAGCAAGCTCATGTCCCCGCGGATAGACCTCGTAAGCCTTCCAAATAGCCGCCCGCTTCTCATCATCAAGCTTCGCCGGATCACCCTTCAAAGAACCAGGACCAAAAACCGCCCGATCCTCAATCAGATCACAAATCGCGCCACCCAAAGACGGCCAAGGCTCATCATCGAAAGACGGCACAATAACCGTACTCAAAGCGCCCTCAGAACAGCCCTCGGATCGGACCCATTGGGCTTAGAAGCAGCCCGACCAGAACAACGACGCTTAGCGCCACGCTCAACCGCTTCCTCAGACTTCTCAATCTCCCACTGCAACCTACGCCGATCAATCGGAGACAAACCAAACCGCTGCTCCTGCAAACGAATCTCCGCAGAAGCTTCCTTACGCTCCCTGGCCGTCTCAGCAGTCCAAAAGTCATCCTGCAACAAAGCCAACTTGAACAACCCATGACGGTCAGAATCGTCATACTCAGGAGCCATCGGAGACGCCCACAAATCACGCCACCACGCCAAAGTCATCGGATGCCAATCACGATGCGGCAACTCAGGCGCAACAATCGCAGCATCAGCCTTCAAGGTCGCATTCGTAGAAGACTTGTTACGACGAGCCCGCGTTCCACTCGGCTTAGGCTGAGGACCAGGCATCGTTCGTCAACTCCTTCAAAAACCTCGGAACCCGTACAGAGCAAAATCACCC